CTAATAACATGAACTCGCATTTCATTGCTTGGTATAAACGTTTGTGAATTGCGCTCATGACTCTAGAACCACGTTCTAGTAACGCAACAGTAGTTCCAACTGCTGCTGATTGATTGCCGTCACCAACTTGCATGTCTGCAATAGACGCAAAACGCTGGGCGCCCTGGACTACTACTCCCATTAGACTTAACAGCGTCTGTGATGGTTCTTTAAATGGTAATGGCATAAATGCGTCTTTAAGATTTCCACCAGGAGCATCAACATCTCTGAACTCACCCGGCTGCAACGGTTGCGCTTCGTCTCTGACGCGAATACCTCTTTGTTTGAATCCGGACGGTAAATTAGACAAGGTGCCAGCATCAAGAAGTTGTCTTAACGCGGCAGTGGCAGTTCTAGAAAGTCCGCCGATCATGTGAATAAGCCCGAATCCATAAAAGCCTAGTCCTGGTAGAAATTTGAAATGCACAAAATAATCTTTGCGTTTACGAGTTGGATCTTGTGCAGAATAGTTACGTCGAATAGAAAGCACTGTGCCTGAACCTTCGTCAACTGTTATAATGTAAGGAACTTTAAGACCAGTGGCTTCTTGTGTTTCTGGGTTCATGTCTTCAAACCCTGGTATCTCTAACTCAGCATGACATTCAAGTAAGGTATAAACTTCATCAGCGTTTGATTGCACACCTTGTAATTCATCTTTTTCTTTTTTAACATCACTAGGATCATATGAACTTTCTTGTACTTCAACATCAGAATAAAAACCGGATAGTTGTAGTTTAGTTAAGTCATTACCCGTCATTTTAATTTGATGAATAATACAATCAGCGTCTTCTAAGCTGGTTGCAGAATAGGGGACGAATAAATCTTCTGCTGGAATAAACTTAGATACACAACGTTGTAGAATTGAATCGTAATAAATTTTCTTAAAAGTAGAACCTGCTAGCGGTAAGTTAAATAACATTTGATCAAACTCTGGCTCATACTCTTTCATATTAACCATGATCTGATAATTCATAAATTCTTTAACCCGCGTTGCCTGGTCCTCGCGCTGTGGAGTTTGTTTCCCAACTATTTGTGTTCTGACCGGCCCACCTGCTGGAAGTAATTCTTTGTAAGCTAATGCTTGAAACTGGGTTACCGCTTCTGCTAGTACTGGATGTGTAGCACCGGAAGCACCTTGAAATGGTTCTACTCTAGACTCATATTTAAAACCCAGTAGTTCTAAACCTTTGGTGTAAGTGTCTTCCCATTCTTTTCTAGTAGCTTTGTAGTCGTCGTATAAATCTATCATTTCGATGCCAAGTAAATTCAAAGCATTTTCATCAAGAAAGTCTGCTAAGTTAGCATCGTGCTGTTCGCCACCTTCAGTAGCCATTGCCATTGGATCAAAATCAATCGTTGCCCCACCATCGGCATCTTCAACTACTTCGATTGGTTGTTTGTAGTTTTCTTGGATTGCCATATCCTTTTGCATGTCTTTAGGACCCGGTATAGTTACCGTAGTTCTTGAAGCTTCTCTATCTATAGCCATTATGTATTAGTTCCTTTTTGTTTAAATAAGTTGCTTATGCCCGCGTGCATCGGTCCGCGTTGCGGGGGCAGTGTGCCTTGTGGCCTGATCACCGGACCGCCGTTCGCGAATGAAAAAGACATTTCTGCATTGTAACTAGGTTGTCCTTCCCGTGGTATTACGGTTCCTACGTTTAAATTTTTATTGCCGTCATTATAATTAATGCCACCAAAAAATACATCGTCCATACTATTATAATAACCCTGGCCTGACAAACCTTCTTTTTGCAATGGAATTGAATAGCCGTTCTCTCTATTACGATTTAAAATCCTCGCCATCTCTGATTCTCTTTGCCATGCCGCTTGCATACGAACTCTTTTTTCGTATTCTTCTTTGGTCAGAGGTTGTACTGAGCTACCATTTTCATAACCAACTCGACCACCTTGAGCAAAGCCATCGGTATCAGTTTTTGTAGTGTTTGTTAAAAAATCACCAATAACATCATCTGATTCTCTTGCGGTCATCTTACCGGCGGTAGCAAACTTCTCTATATTACTAATACCTAGTTTTAAATCGTCAATACTACCTAGTGTGTTCTCATAATCTTGGTATTCTCCTTTTTGAAACTCGCTGGCATAAAATTCAGAATCTTCTACAAAAGATTTACCACCTGGTCGTTTGATCTCGGTTGAAGGCACATATTCAAAAGCAACTTCTTGCATGTTCTCACCTCGAGCACTTATTTCCATATTACCACTTACTGCATCTTCGTATAAATAATATTCGTCACCGTCAGGTGATTTAAGCTTATAGGTGTTAGTAGGATTACGCCCACCGGTAGCAACATTAGTTTGTTTACCTTGCGTTTTAATTTTATTAACTAATAACGGAAACCAACTTGGCATTCCTTGCGCAGACATTTCTGCAACTACTTTTGGTGCTACTTTAGTTGCAGTTTTTCCAAACGGAATCATGAGACCGGCAATACCTGCACCAAGTCCACCTAAAAAGGTTCGTCGCGACATTGGAAATTTTTTATCGTCGGCCACGATTTTTTGCTCCTTGAATAATTCCACCCATTGCGTTTAAGGATCGTTTGCTATCGTTAAAAATAATATCGGTAACTGGTGTGCCAGCGTCTTGTTGATTTTTAGCGTCTTCTAATAAATCTTTAATACGTTCAGCTTCAACCATGTCGCCGGAATCCATAGCGTCTTCTAATGCTGCAGTGTATCCTTTTAGTTCATTTGTTTGACTGGTTAATATTTTACCTTCCGTAATAATTGGTTCTTCAATCATTTTTTTAATGAAGTCACTACTCTCTTTATTTCTAGCCAAGCTTGAGTCAGATGGTACATAGCCAGTTGCAGCGATGTCAGCTTCAGAGGTATACTTAGCCGCATAGTTTTCACCTGGATAATAATCCATCATTAACTTGTCAGCGTTTCTGTTATCATAAGTGTTTTCAACAAAACCATTTTGCATATCAAGCTGTTTAGCTTTTGCATATTCGGCATCAAAGATGTCACTGGCGTTTCTATAATATTGATCATACTCAGACCGCGTAATAATACCTTCGTCTAAATTTCTAATTAAGTCTTGTTTCCAACTTGCAATGTTTGACACTACTTTCGATGTCATTGGGCCGCCATCATTAGCAGCTGTGACTTCACTGATTTTTTGTGGGTTGTTAAATGGATGTGACGGTCCCGGTTTCATGGTGCCATCTACATAGTAACCTTGTTTAACTAGCTCATCATAATTGCTAACATTTCTTGGATCAGTAGCAAACTGTCCTAGCTTATTTGTTTTTTGCATTTCGGTAAAACCACCAGGAGGACCTAAGTCAACACTAACATCAGGGTTACCAAAAAATTCATCCGGTGGAGTTTCGTTTGAAATAATCTCTCGTGCTGCTTGTTTACTTTCTGCTTCCTTCATTAATTTAAATTCTTCAAATGACATAGTGTCTGCTGCTTTGCCATCAATAAACTCCGAACGCATTTCAGCTTCAATCATTTCATCGGTAGTCATCATTTTTTTAGCATCACCTAACGAGGTGTTTATTTTTGCTAATGCTTTGTCTTCCGTTTTTGTTAAAAACGCTGTCACTAAATTTTCTGCTTCTTTTGGGGAAAGGTTCATGTCAGTACCAACTTTAACTAATTGCTTAACAGTCATGTTTGCAGTCTTAGAACCAAGACCTCCGGAGTCTCCGAAGAAAACTTGTTTTAAAAAATCATAAAACTTTTTCATTAATAGTACGTCCTTTGTTGCGGCTCTAAAGGCTCATCTTCATAGTCGTCTGGGTGATCTACAAAGCCCCCTTGTCTAAACCTCATTAATGCTTGAGTCATACTATCCACTAAGTCATCGTGTTCGCCTAGTGGGAATGCAGCGCACTCCTCAATCATCTCTTCAGTAAATTTACGATCAGGACACCAAACTTGTCCCGCCTCAAATAAAGGCGCAACCGCATTTACTCTTGTATGTTTATCATTT